GTCAATCATGAAAAAGCTGAAGCACTTCAAGAACAAGCATTAAATGTACAACCAAAAGCAGTTGAACCGACTGCGAATAAACAAACATCAAAAACGACAATGGTGACTACCTGGAAAGCCCAAGTGTATGACAAATTAGCACTAATCGAAGCAGTTGCAAAAGGTGATGCATCAATGGAATTACTTGAAGTTAATCAGTCGGCTTTGAATAAATTAGCCTCTGCTCAGAAGGACTCAATGAATCTACCAGGCGTTAAGGCAATATCTAACCAGAATATACGCTCAAAATAGCCAAATTTGCCGCTTTTCCGTTGATTTCAGCGTGAAAGCGGTATTTTTCGTGTAATCGGTGGATATAAAGAAAAAGTCTTAAGTTTCAATGAATATTAATTTAACCAGAAAAGGAAAGGAATAATAACGGTTGATATTCTTGCATTATGTTGCAATACTTAACCAAGTTGTAATAGATAACCAATATGGAGAGATGGAGTGACTGAAGAGACAATGCAGTGGGTAAAGTTTGAAATTAATGGCGAACAATATGCTATTGACGTAATGATTGTTCAAGAGGTTCTACGAGTAACAAATTTACACCCTAGCCCTAATGATAATGAAATAGGTTTAATTAATCTTAGAGGCAATGTTATCGGAATATTAGATATAGGTCAGATTCTCGGAATAGAGGTAGGAGAACTAAACGACTCAAGTAGGATTATTATTGTTGACCTTGGCAGCAAGGTAAGCGGCTTTATTTCAGATGGCGCTTTAGAAATTATTAACGAGAGAAAGTCTGAAATACAAGAGCATATAACTATTGTTGATCTAAATGAAAAAGAAACAGCCTAACCAATGAGTAAAGACATATGAGTGATAGAGAACAAATAGACGCAGCAAAAGACTTCTGCGTTGATGAACTCGAACAACGCATAGAAGAACTGACTAAGGCATTGGAAGAAAATATTAAATCTGCTGAAACCTTTTTAAAGGATGGCCTTGATACAGAAAAACATTTGTTTGCTGATACGTTAGTTAAATTCACATCGTCGTTAATTGAGTCTAAGCAAGAACTAAAGGAAAAGCCATGAGTGATAAAGACATTAAACGATACCAGAATCCTTTAGACGTATTAGCTGAATGTGATAATGGCGGCTACGTTAAATGCTCTGACATTGAGCCTCTATTAAAAGAACTTAAACAAAAGGACGATGAAATCAAACAACTGCGAGAGTGTGTAAAAAATGCTTATGAGTGTGGGCACAACGACACAGTGGAAAGTAATTATTGTGACCCGCATGATAGAGCAGATGAAATTATTGAGGAAGCTAAAGAGCTGCTTGGTTATGAAATAGACACAACTGAACTAAGACTAATTCCTTACGCTCACCATGTAATGATTAATAACCAAAAGATTGATCCTAATAAAATTAATCAAGAAGAACGTGAAATATTAAGTAAGTGGCGTGAGAAAGGATTTATTGAAGGTGGCGCGGGAGGATTAGCAGTTACTAAAGAGTTTTGGGATTCGATGGGCGAAATATTATTTATAAGTTATGTTGATATTGATTAGACATACACGTTAATAGTTTATAAGCATTTAATAGATAGGAGAAGATGATGAACACGATAGATTTTTGTTACTGGTTACAAGGCTACTTTGAAATTTCAGGAGAAACAGATATTTCAGCAGAGCAAGCCGATGTAATTCAAAAGCATTTAAGTTTGGTTTTTAAGCATGAGATTGACCCGTTACGAGAAAGTGAAACAACGACTAACGCCAGCGTATTGAATCACACTCATAGCGGCAACGATACTTTGGTTAGGTGTTAAACCATAAATAACTAATAGGTGAATAAAATGGATAAAATAAGGGTTATTTACTGGTCACATTGCACTAATGAATGGTGTTTTTATTCTGAGTTTGATTCAGTTGAGGATTATAAGACACACATTAAGTCAAAAGGTTTTGACCAAAGATATTTTAAGATAGAAAGCCAACAGGATTAAATGATATGAGTGACGCAGCAAAATTAACCAAGGCAACTATCAGTAGAGTTTTTGAAGATGGCTCAAGTGCTGATTACGATATTGAAATTAAAGGCGGCGATGTTTGGCTAAAACACGATAATGATTATGTGATATTCCCTATTTTCATGTGGGATAAGTTGAGCGAAAAGATAGGCGAATTAATCTCAGGTATAGAAACTTAATATGAATATATTAAAGGTGAGTTATGGAACTAGATAATTTTACAGAAATCAACGTGAGGATTGGTGATGAACTGTTTGAATTTTATAGTGAGCAGAATTGGATTAACTCTGCGCAGAGACAATTTAGTATAATTAATTCAATCGGACTGACAAGAGAACACTATATTTGCTTGGATAAATTAGGCCGAGTATGCATAAAAGGAATGGAGTTTATGAGAGCGACTAAAGATGACGCGTACCCTATTAAAGTTTATTCGTTGTTGCCGCTACCTGAATCTGCATTAAAAGCCATAACGGGGGATTAATTATATGAGTGAAGAAACATTAGATAAAAAGCTATTCAGAGCAATGTATATTGATAGTCCACCAGACGTAGCTCATTTAGGCGTGAGGATAGTTATTGCTGATTGGATAGAAAAGAACTTTAATCTATCCCAAGACGTTGTTGCTAAGTTGAGGGAAAGAGATTTATGAGAGAACCTAATAAAGAAGAAATAGAAATAGTGGCTAGGGATTTATGTAAGGAAAATATTACGGATACTCAGATATTTTCTGATAAGACTGTGAAGCAATTTATAGATGCTCATTGGGAGGAATATATATCAGCAGCCAAAGCCGCTACAGCCTCATTAAAGAAACTAGGTTATGTCTCGATAGATGAATTGATTGAACGAGCTGAGAAGGAAAAGCTTAAATTTCAACTGAAAGCAGGTTTTGATCGTATGGGTATGGCTGCTCACGCTGAGACTTGGTTAAAAGAACAAAAGGCAGAGCAATGAAAGAGATTATAGTTTCTCTTTTATTCTATAAATCACATCAGGCATGATTTCATCCAAGTGCTCAAGAAAATCACTGTGACCTTTAACACCGTATTCAGATAGGTCTAAATCTATTGCGCCTACTTGTTTTTGCTCTCTTGCACCGTAGTCTCCCCATTTACTCAAAGGACGAAAACGACCACCTATTTTCAAAGTCATGTCAGTTTCACAATAACAATTAACCACTGGCGGAATAAATAACGTATTTCTATTTAATGCCCCATTGAAAGCAACAACACATTTCACAAACTGACATATTTTTGTTGCAGCCCAAGACAACATAACACCATTAGAATGACCAATTAAAACAATATCTCTTTCTAAATTTTCATAAATCAAATTAACTAATTCACCGAGTATTCTTTTTGTCCTGAACCGATTAGCGATTACATTTAATAACGTAAAGGGAGTTGGTTTTTTATAGATAAATAATTTTGTTTCAAATCCTGCCTCAACTAGATAAGGTTCTATCTTCTGCATGTAAATACCTTCTAAAGAATTAAAGCCTGGTATTAGTATTGCTAATGGTTTCATTTTATTTTTACTTCTTGCTCATCTTTAGTGCAGGTGATGGTGACACCTTTTATATTTTTACCAACATAAACGTGTGCGCCTTTTGCATCACCTTTTGCATATTGTGTAAATGTGCCATACCGCCCTTTTCCATCAATATAGGTACACCCTGCTCTATTTGGATTGTTTGCACATGCCGATAAAATTAATAGTGATAAAAGTATAATTATATTTTTCATATTGGTTGTATGTCCTGTATTAAATACATTTCTTTTTCTGGGAAATATTCCGGATTTTGGCAAAGAATATAATGTTCAGTTTTTTCAAGTATTTCTGAATAATAGTTTTCATTGTTGCATGGGATGTTAATCTCGTTAATTTCTCTATATCCACAATCAGTATAGATTATATTATTTGCTTCTGTAAATTCAGCTTTACACGTCCACATCACTTCAGCCTCTACATCAAAGACATTAAAAGCCATGTGTACAAATATAATAAATAAAATAAAGTTAATTATTTTCATGAGTCAATTGAACCATATCGTAAATTATTTGCAAGCCTCCTCATCCATCCTTTGCCATGATGAGGCCAATTTTTAAGTGATGTCATGAAGTCAATTCGTGCTGCTGTGACTCTCATAATTAGATCGGATTCTGAATATTCAGATGCTTTTTCTAAAGTTTTCTTTCCAATGAAACCATCAACATGTGCACCGACTGCAAACTGGAATGATCGTCTTGCTTGCCGTATACCGCTATTAATCGCAAAGTCTAATAATTGAAATGCAACACCGTCTTCATAGTGATCTGCTTTAAGTGGTTTTAAATAATGCTCAATATAGATGTCGGCTGCATCTTCTTTGGTGAGGTTTTTGATATCACGATGAGGATAGGTGTTTGCTGCTATTCCCCACTTAGTACCTTTAAGCCTCCCAGTGCCTACAAAGCCTGATGTCCAATTGCCAGGATCACGTTTATCAATACTATAACCACCTTCATGACCTAATATTCTTTCAAGCCATAAAGATATTGTTTTAACGGTGTGCATTTATTGAGTTCCATTGTGTGAACCAATCATTGCAGGATGGTATTTTATAACGTGTGATTTAATTTGTTTAAGTTTGGTTTCTTGAAATTGAAATTTTAATGCCCAGTTTTTTTCTTGTGCTAATTCATGTCTTTCTTCATCTTTAGAATCCCACCTTAAACCGGTTTTATTATTTAAATCTTTTTCTATTGATTCTTGCCATTGAGAAAAAGCGGCATATCCTGATATTACTTCAATATATTGATCATTAACTTTGTGCAGCACTTCTGAAGTATCTTGTAAATAAAAAGCAATAATGATTCCTATTATTGCTATAAGACCATCAAATACTGATAATGAAACTTGCCTCCCAAGTAATTTTTTATGCAAAACAATTGTCTTTCCATATACCATAAACATTCCTTTTATTTATAAACTTGTTGAAGGCCAATTTGCTGTGATGTCGTATGATTCTATTGCTGCAACTGTAGTTAATAAATCAATAGCACCATTATGTGTTCTTGCATTATCAAAACAGTCATATCTATATTCGACTATAGAAGTAGACCGATTTATTAATTGATTCAATGTCAGCCAATTTGTTGAGCCGTCAACAAGGATGATCGGCATCCTTACCGAAACAGATATTGAACCTGTTGCAGGGCTAGAAGGTGAACCAGTGACATTAAAAGTAATCGAGTTGTTACTTGCTCTTGTCGCGGTTTTATTTGAAACATTGTATTCAGTTTCATTAGCACCAGACACAAACACTTTTGTTTTCTTAGGTAACAAATGGAGATCATCAAACGTCATGGTTGCTGTGTTACCTGACAAAGTTAAAGATGACACCGTTTGGCTACCACTAACTAATCTATCTTTCTTTGTCATGATGTCGATTACAGTACCTAAGTCAGAATAATAATCATCACCTGCAACTGTCACTGAAAGTTCTAGCTTTTGATCTCTTAACTTTTCAACATCTTTTTTTCTTAGATTCTTTGCTTCATATAGTTCTGCATTATCAACCCATGCTTGTGTCAGTGTTGGGTAGCTAACAGGCCAAACTGTTTCATCAATAATTCCATTATTTGTAATGATTCCTTGTCCGTCACCAAGACTATTATTGATAATATAATTTCTTAATGCTTCAGGATTGTTTGTTGTGACTGCTTGTGCAGATATTGAAAATAAAACTACTAGTATAAAAATTAACTTTTTCATTATAGTGCGTACTCCATGATTGTAATATAAGAAGACATTGAACCACCCATTGTTCTTGCTGCACTAGAACCGTTAAAAGTAATTGTGCCCCCACCAGCCGCGCCAGAACGCACCTTAAAGGTTGTGGGTGAAGTAGTTCCCGCTACCATGTAATGAGTTATTTTTAAAAACCCCGCAGCATCAGCACCTTGAAGAATATTGACAGATGAAGCAAGTGCGCTTGCGGTAGAGTCTTGAAATAAAGCCATCACATGCGTAAGAGTCGAACTAGAAGACACGTGTATTTGTGCTTCTATTACTAAAATATTGCTTGCTGATATAGGCGTTATAGCTAAAGTCATCCATTCATTGCCTTCAGTATTCTGAGGTATAGAATCATCATTGACCGTTTGAGTTGTTCCCGTAGCAACTGCGCCAGTAGTGACATTTACAGGGGCTTGTGCTAACCGACCAAGTTTTATATCTGTGCCAGCGTCATTAGTAAAATAAAGTTCATTCGGTGTAGCAGTGTTTACCCATAATTGGCCGCGACCTGCAACATCTGCATCTGCATCTGCTTGTTCAATTAAATTAATAACACCGACTTCATCAAGATTGAAACCTTGTGAATCTAAATCTGCTGCAAGCTGTGGTGATAAATCGCTTGCTAGATCGGAGTTTACTGAAGTATTTACCGCAGAAATTATGCCGTAAGAAACAATCGATAAACCTGAATCAAGAACACCTGAAGCATCACAAGTAACTGTTACTGTTGTTAATGAAGTAAATGCTGTTGTTGATATGGTGCAATAATCATCGCCGCCTGAATCAGTCAGTTTTAATCTTCGACCAACATGAAAAACAGATGTTTGATCACCAACCAATGTAAAAGACGTTGTATTTACAAATGTTGGTGCGAGTCCTGAAGAAATCCATTCATCAATTGTTAAAGAGGCATCATTAACACCATCAATATTGTCTTCTGTCCATATTGTGACATCGGCTGCTGTTTTTAAAGTGAACTTATATGAAAGTCCTTCAGTTAGCCATAACCCGCTTGGAGTGTATCCACTACCATTTAATACAATAGGATTCGTGTTTGAACTGCCACCTGTTGAATCAGTGAAAGTGGCTTGGTTAGCCGTTGAACCTGAAACGTAAGTGTAAAGTAGACACCCTGAACATGGATCACCATTTGAATCCATGTATTGTTGTCTTGCATCAGGGGCTATTTTTACTGCAGCATTTGCCGATAATGACAATATTAAGAAGACAAATAATAAAAGTTTGTTCATAATTTGGTTCATGTTAAATATCTCTCTCTTTAAAAATTATGCGCTTACTGGTTCACTTTTCGCTTTCATGACCTGTTTTGTCAGATTGCTATTTGAATCATATTCTTTTCTTGTCTCTTTTTACATACTTCTTATCATAACGCTTTTAGGTTGTCTAACTGGTTTAATACTGGCGGCATTTGTTCAGTTGAACCTGATAGTTCCTTTTCAGCCGAAAGACCAAGACCACGAATAATTGCAGTAGACACCACATTGATTGCATTTTGTTGATTCGGACTTAATGATTTTAACTTTCTTAATTTCTCTAATTCCTTAACTGATTGTGGACTTGTGATCACTTTTGCGATCTGTGCTTGCCAGTCTTTTGTTTTTGCATTAATCCACCAATTATCTAAATTGAACCAACTAGCAGGTTTTGTTACATCAAATTCTTTTGCATAAGTAGCGATAGGCGCAACATCCAGTGCTTCTTGTCGTGCGGCCTGTTGTGCAGGTTCAGTCATACTTTGGCCTTTAGGCACTTTACCAGTGGCTTCTAATACGTCCATTAAGTCCTTAAACATCTTATATCGTTTGCCACCCATTGCTGCTTCCATCACTTCCTGTTGACGTTTTGAACCAAATATCATTTTTTTAAAATTAGCACCTTTGCCAAAATCATTCCCGCCTTGTGTTGGTTTAATTGATTCCCATTGCTTACGTAAAAATGAATTTAAGAATTGATCCCATTCTTTAGTGTGACCTGAATTTTTGAATTGTGTGTGTAATTTCATTACATCATGAGGATCAATGTTTTCTGCTTTAAATATTTTATCTGCTGATTTCAACAATGCAGGATCTTTCACGTTAGCCAATACACCGACTATACCTTGCTCTAATTCGTCAATTTCAGGTGATTTACCTGCAAATGATTCTCTTGCTGTTTTGTATTCAGGAAATGCTGAATCAGCCTCTTTTACTAATTGATCTTTCCGTTGTTGTATCAATCTTGCTTCATTATTTTTCCCCGCTCTTTGTGCAACTTTAATCTGATCGTCTAAGTTCTTTTTAACTTGGTCTATTACCGCAAGTGAATTATCTGGTGCATCATTCAACTTATAAAAATCATCTGCACTTTTGTTGACCTTGAGTATTTCTTTTTTTATAAATGGATCAGAGAATATTTCTGGCAGTTCTTTTATCACATCTGGTGAATAACCCCATTCATGGATAGAGTTACCGTCAGTTGTTAAATCTTTTACTCTTACCTTTTTTTCAATTACGTCATAAACTCCATCATCAACCCACGAATCACCATGATTTTTTGCATAGTTTTTATTAACTGTTACCCAATCACCAGGATTAATATTTTTTGTGCCTTTCGGTACTGCTCTATATATCGTTATTTCTTTTTCTGGATTTCCTTTTAATTTTGAAATTATATTTGCAGTTTGCCTATCAAGAATAGGTTCTCCATGACCGTAGTATTGTCCTGATACTTTTGGATCATAAATATCATCAGGGAATATATCTTCTAAATCATCAAGTGAATTTTTGCCTTCCTTTGTTGGTGCTGTGTGCGTTATTTTATAGCTTTCATCTATTGTGTTTTTAGTGTGAACAAGATTTTCTTTATTAACAACCGATTCATACAATGGCCTTGCTTCTGCAGACCTTGCATCTTTTGCTTTCTTTATAATATTACCTGCTGCATCCCTTGCTTCCGCACCTGCAACACTTGATGGTGGCGTTTCACCTACAAAATTATTAACGGCATCATCAACTTGTTTTGCTCTGTCTTGATAGAACTTTCTTATCAAATCACCTGCTTCATCAAACGACATGCCTAGTCGTGTCTGCTGTGATATTAATGAACCTAAATCTGATGCTTCTGCAGGTGTTAAATCAACACCATGTTCTTTTGCAATATTGATCAAATTTTGCGTTTTTTCTTTATCAAATTTTGCAATATCTGAAACAACCCTTCTATCAACTACTTTGCTACCGCCAAGATTTCCAAGTTTCCAACCTGCAGCATTTAAGACACCTTCAACTGCTAAGTCTGTTAAATTACCCATTGATGTTTGTTCATCACCTAAAGCCATACCGATGGTTTTACGCCATGCTTCACCACCTGCACCACCTGTTGCTGCACCTGGAACATTACCAGTGATACCACCCACTATTCCGCCAACCGTTGCAGGAGTCATTCTGGTTACACCTTCAACAACATTTTCAATAGTTCCTTGCTCTGCTTTTAAAGTACCTGTTTCTTCATCGTAATAAACAACATTACCATCAACAATTCCATACTTATTGATTGCATTTGGATCATTTGGAAAACGTGCTTCTGCAAAGCGTTTTATTTTTGATTGTGGGTTATCAACAAATCCTTGTTTGACGGACTCAATAACACTTGAATCTTTCACTTGCTCAATAGGTAATTTACGTGCTTCTTGCTCAGATGATAAAGGGCTTATTTCATTTTGTGGAAGTGTGCCTGGTGAAAATTGTCCTGCAGGTGTGTTTTCAGGATGTGAATACAATGCATCCTGCTCTGCCATTATTTCAGAATAATAGTTGCTTTTATTTTGAACAGGATTTGATTCGCTAGTTTCCTGCGTTAATTCTGTGTAATAGTCGGCCATGATTTTTAATAAGCCACCAAACCAAATTCATCAGCTAATCGCATTTTAACGGCTTTCTTCAATTCTGCTTGATTCCCGCCATATTGTCCTTGAAGTTCAGTTTCTAATTCACTCCCTCTTTTATTCATAAGGTTTGGCATATCATCAACATCAACATTATTAATGTCTAAGCCATTCCTTTGAACATAGGAATATTTCATTAATGCGCGTCTTGTGAACTCTTCAAAGCGATCTATTTTTGATTTCAACTGTGCAGGACTGTCACCATCAAATATTCCTGTACCTGGATTTGGTAGCCATGTTTCAGCACGTTTCATTTCCGTTGGATTAACTGCGACACCTGATAATTCTTTCAGTGTTAATGCAAACATTTGACCAGCATCTGCGCGGTAAGATGTAAATTCTTCAAGGTTTTGTTTTTCAACTTCATCCAGTGAGTCAGAGTTAATTTTATCTTTCAATGCAGACCACACCATGCCTGTTTTTGTGCCTATCTCTTGAAATTCTGGTTTAAAGCGTGATTTGATTGAAACTAATTGAGATAGCGTATCACCTGCATTTAATACTTTCTGTTCGACTTTGTTCATCGTAGGCTTGCCTAAACCTGCACCACTGCCTTGTGTCATGGTAAAACCACCTTGACCATCTGCCGTTATAGTCATGCCAGAAGGTAGCTTTCCTTGTTGTCCAGTTTGATATGTTTGATTTGTTTTCTGGTCAATAGCAACCCACATCCCCTTGTCATCTTGAACATATTTATAATCACGTTGGTTTTCTGTTGCTTGATTATGCCGTTTTGTTTCTTTCATTTTTTCTTCATCAAGTGCCATTTTCAATTGGTCTGCCATATCTAATGACCACATCTTTGCATTTTCAACATACGTTGGATTATAGTTTTGTGGCACTTGTGACACATCAACACCGTTGCTTTCTAAGACACTTCTAGCATTAGCATAAGTAACTGGATCATTAACCCCATTTAGAACACGTGAGACTATTTCCATTTCTGCATTTGCAGCTTCTAATGTGGCTTTCTTATTATTTAAATCATACGTTTTATTGTCACGTTGCATTTTATTAGCGGCAAGCGGATCGACACCTTTTAGTGCATTAACGTAGGCATCATTGTCAAAGTTTCCTGATGCATCATAAGCACTTGATGCTGCTTGTTTCAATGCAGTTCCTTTATCAAGTTCAGATTGCATTTGCTGCATTTGCATACCTTTCATTTTTGAATTATCCATCATGTCACGCATCTGCATCACTTTCATGTGTGAAGCAGTTGGATCAAAGTTTGCAGGTTGTGTTCTTAAAGCTAAAGATGCATCAATCATAATTTATCACCCGTAATATCCTGGAATAGCTGAACCTGCACCACCGCCACCATAAGAAGGACTTGGCGCATAACTTGGTATAGCTGATGGATTATTTAAAAGATTTCCCATTGTGTAATTATTAAATGCATTTGAGAAACCTTGTTGCATAGCATTGTTTGCACCGACTGCACCTGCTGCTCTAACATTCCCCGTTGATGAGTATGCATTACCAATGTTAGAAGCTATTTGTGAATTAGTGTTCATTACTTGATTGGTTGAATTTTGACCTGATCCGGAAACACCAGAAAGATAATTATATTTTCTATCTTTTTCTACTGAGTCTCTATTAAAAGCATTTGAAAATTCGTTTGATGAATAGTCCTGTCCATAGCGTAGTAAATCTTTCATGGTACTGCCTGAGAAATAATTTCCTTTTGCAGATGCACCGCGATCAATTGCTTTGTTACCTTCATTCAATCTGAACTGATAACCTGGATCAGCTTTAAACTGATCTAGTGTGAAATCGCCCATTATATTATCTACATCAGCATTTGGTGTTCGACCGTCAACTTGTAAACCAAGCATGTCACCTAATGTATATTGTGCTTCAGTGCCTACCTTGCGCCATGCTTCAGTGTCAGTTCTGTTTTGATCGTACTGTCGGCGATCTTCTGCAATCTGTGCAGCTAAACCTTGTGCTTGTAAATTTGCAGCATTATTTGATGCTTTTGCGCTTGAACGTCCACCAAGTATGCTTGCACCTGCTCCAATCGCTGTTCCAATACTAGGCATTGTTTTTGAACTCCTCTATATAAACATCAAAATCTTCTTCATACAGTTTTTGGATAATACCACCAATTTCTTTATAGTGGTTAAATCCGCCAATTAAATAAGCGCAATAGCCCCATATTTGAACAATATTTGCACGTAGCATATAGGATTTTGGTAGTTCACTTTCTTCACCTTCAAGTTCAATTTCATTTGCATCTGTCCATTGTAATATGCTACTTGTAATTAATGGTAGCAGATCGTGTTGAAATGTCCTATAAAATGCGTTTCTTCTAAAGCCCGTTAATATCGTCATAAAGGCGTGATTAATTTCTTCTTTGTCGCGCTCTTTGTCTCCATCATACAAGTCATCCCATAAATGATAGACATACAATAATTCCATGCAGAACATCACAGCATCTTGGTTGCCTTGAAAAAGTTCTAGCAGTGTTTCTGCTGTCGCTTCTTTTATATCTTCATTATCAAATATAGTCATAATTTTTACACGGTTGAACCTGTTGCATCCACCCAAAGAGTACCTGTGTACCATATCGGTTTATTCAGCGTTGTATCAAAATACCTTCGCCCTATGTACATTTCTTTCACAGGCCGTTGTGCTGTTGTGCCTGACTGTTGCTGATTTCGGCAAACTCTAAATATTTCCATAAACCAATTAGACCAAGCACTGACAATAACGATCTTTTTATTAATTTCTTGCTGAACTTGTGCTTTAAATGGTGGAACAGTAATCATACTAATGCATCCCTTCTCATTCGGTTTATACCTGTTAAGACAAACTTAACTGGATCAGACATACTTATTTCATAAACAAAATCACGTGCTGATCCCAAATCATCAAATAAACATCGTGGCTCATCATATTCACCTGCCTTACCTATACTTGCTGTCATTTCACCCGACCATGTGCGGCCTTTGTCCTTTGATGTTCTAAACATTAATTTTGGATCTTCACCTTGACCATTTTGCAAGCCAACACCTTGTTCCATTAATATTTCTACTCGGTCAACAATCACTTCAGTATGGTTTTTATTATGGTCATGTTTTGAACGTAACAAGCGAACAATAGATTCACCATTATCTGTATAAGTATCTTTGTCTAATTTATAAATATTCCCATTTTCAAAATCAGTAATATAATTTTTATTTAAAAAGTGAGTGTGTAAATCAGAACGGTGTCTTTCTAATCCTTTGGATTTCAATTCAGTCATAATTCCTGTTGAACCGTCAAACATCCATGATGTACCTTGTGTTGGAAAGTGAATTACATACATTGGATGACCACCCAACATATAAGCAAAACCACGTGCATCAGACACAGTTGCATATTCATTAATCAGATGATGAAATTCAAAATCTTGTACAGGTGTCGGAATATAGCCTGAACTAATCACAAGCATGACTTCACCTAGCGTATTTTGTGCAAGATACATATAGGAGTTATTGAACTTAGCAACTGAATCTCTTGCTGCTAATCCCCATTCATCCGATGTACCTTGAATACGTGTAAATGGGAAATCTGCATTTCCTGAGTTTCCCCAGTATTCAGTTGTTTCAGTTCCGAATAATATAACCTCAGAGTGATCGACAAATACTTTCACAATTCCATCAGGTGAACTTTCTGCACTGGCAAACTCTGTTGCATCCCATGACATGCCTTCATACAAACCTGAGATATAAAAACTACCTAATAATTCAACTAAGAAATAACCATCAAGAAAATCACAGGTTCTTGCACCATCAGGAAAATCAGCTTCTCCTACTTCATAATCTTCACCTGTGGCAAATACGTCTAAACTGACAGATAAGACTGTATCTGAATCAACTGCTGTGATAATCGCTTTTGTGCTGTCTGTCGTATTAAAGACAACCATTCCTGCCTTTGTGCCGTCCGTTGTAAAACTCGCGCCACTATCAACTAGTTTATTAGCCGTTGTTCCATCTGTGGTACTAGATGAATAAAGTTTGATTTGAAAAAAGGTATTGTAGGTTGTGTTGTAAATATAGCCGTTTGTACCATCAACTATGAATATTTCAGTACCATTGTAAGTAATATCAACACGGCCTGATGCCGTATTCAAAGTACCTAGTGTGGTTTTTACTGCTGCATTATTGATTGAATATAAAGTGCCGCGATGGACAACGTACATTAAATTATTGACTGAAATAATGCCTCTATGTGGTGTGTCACCAAAGGCAACAAATAGAGTATATCCAGGTGTACCGTATGCCGTTATGAATGAGCGATCGGGATCACGTTGTATTTCAAAATAAACATTGACCTTTTTCTGTGCGGTGACCGAAGGACTTTTGCCCTGCTGTCCAATGCCGAATATAGGTATCTCAGACATTTATGCATCACTGATCTGATTGAATGTCATATTGTCTCGTGTAATCACCAGACATTGTGACATTTGAAATAATTGCTTTACTGTTGTGCGTTTTAATTCGCGCCTTTGTTTCATTAGCAATTCTTTTGATTTCATTATTAACTGCAAACCCTTTTTTGGCAGCAAAGCGAATTGCTAATTCATATTCAATTGCATCTTGATAACCTGGTGGCAAACTAACGGCAGTCGTTTTTGTTGCAAAGTTTTGAATGATTTGTGGCGAATTAATTACTAAGGTATTTGCAGCACTTGGCGCAGGGTAAATGAATATTGTTCCATTTGGATAGCTTTGATCATAAAAAAGGAAGCGTGGGAGATTAGAAGTCACATTTGTTTTAGTGACCAACTTACCATATTCATTTTTTTGAATAAGTTTAACAGGATAATCATATTGACCTTCACGAATGAAAACAGGATCGACAATCTCAATTGGTCTTGGTGTGTCAAAGTCTGCAGCACCATCACCGATTGAATAGCTTCTTTGATTAACAACTAATGTTAATTCTTCTTGCTTTAGATGAAACACCATCAGCTTTTCCAAACGCCATGAATCAAGCATAGAGTTAAGCACTTTTAACCCATAGGCAGCGTTTGCAGCATCTAGATCATCACGTAACCCTAGAACACCTGCATGCTGCATACCTTGCAAGATCATGTCGTTTGCGGTTGTAGCCATAATAGCTCTGCTTATCTAGTAGATGTTTTTCTTTTAGCTTTTTTTCTGACAGGTGTTTCTTCTTTGTCAGAATTATCTTCTTCAGCACCATCAGATTCATTCATCTTAGCGACATTTTCTTTCTTTCTACGTGCTAAATATTCTTTTTCTGATTCTTCACTCCAACCAGTTTTCTTCATTTCTTTTCGTTGCTCTGCATCATAAACAGGCATTGATCCATGTTCTTCATGATTCATATAACATAGTAAAGGCATTGTTCTATTCTCCTACTGGTTTTGATACTAAAAATTTACGCTCTTTTCCGAGTATATAGCTATCTCTTTCATATTCCCAATTATTGAACGCATCTATAAAACCTTTTGTATCAGCATCATCGGCAATAAACAAAGCGCGTGATTCACTGGGTATCATTTCAAATACATTCTGTCTTGATTTGTATTCACGTGGCGGCGCATCACAAAAGATTAATTTAAAGTCATATTTATCAAAATCAAAGTCATACCAATATGAACCGTCTTCTTTCTGTATTAAACCACAATGATGAACAGTCACATTTTTTATATTGTATTTCTTTAATGATAAGTCGATTAACTTTTTCCATTCAGCATCATGTTCTAAACAATGAATTTCATGATGTGGATTTTTAACTGCTAATACTAATGAAGATAGACCTGATCCAAATTCAAGAACATCACCTTCACTTTTAATTTCTGCCAGTGCTGAAAGTAGTCCTGCATCAACTGCCCAAGCATTACCCCATTCAGTCACCATATCATTATATGTTTCTGAACTAACTTTATCGTTTACAATTTCCATTAAACCCGCACCGACTGCACCAAGATTTGCTTTTCTATTTTCGTGTGCAATGCATCCTGTGTAAGTAGTTTCACCAACATGAGTTAATTCTATTTCATGATCGATATGAATCTTCCCGCCAATTTCACGCCACTTATAACAGAACGTAAAATCACCACCCATACGTTTACCGTTGTTTACAGTACGTTCAAAGATTAAAGGAATAGTTTCACCTGTTGATTTATCTTCAAACTTTTCTGCTTGCTCTGCTAAAGTTTCAAGCACGTGACGTTTAATACATAAAAAGCCAGTTGGTACTGCAGCAACTTCTATTAAATTATTTATTTCTTCTACTGTTTCACCAAGTAAAGCAACGGGGAATGTTAGCGTGTCACTTTTATGTGGATAAATACCCGCAACAACATCAACATCATGCTGCACAAGTCGAATTAATTCTTTAGCGTTCCATTCAATATCTGAATCTATGAACATTAATTTTTCACAATCTGTCTTTAGAAATTCAGCGACTAATTTATTTCTAGCATCATCAACATGACAATCACCTTGATAAAGACAGTATTCAATAGGGACTTGATTGATGACTGCTTGCATCATCGTTTCATGAATGGCAAAGGTATAACCTGCCACTGGCGAACCAGTGACAGGCGTTGTCAAAAACACTTTGCTACCTTTAGCGTTTAACCGCTTATGGAATAGCTTTGGCATTAACCGATTAAACCCAAGTTCTGCAAAGCAGTTCGGATTGCATCAACATCAGCCTGTAGTGCCGTTGTGGTTGCAGTTGTCGTTGTAGTTGCGGCAACTGTTGCCTGTACTATTGGAGTTCCACCATGAAATGCAATTTTTGAATTTGCATCAAATCCGAAAACCCAACCATCAGGCCAATCATTATCTACGTATTTAACAGCCATGATATTTACCTCTCGACTATTTGTTTAGATTAAGTAAAAAGTACAAGTAATAGTTTTGCTATTAACCTGTGATTCTTACAGCCTGATCTGCACGTAATGTTTTCCAGCCAAACAAGACATCAAGACGGCATCCAATTTCATCATTATGCATATCGTAATCCTGAATTATGCGTAATGAAACACCATCAAAGACATCACGTTTTGCCATGTGAACACCTTTTGGTACTGGCAAATCTGCTGTCACAAATGCAAAAGCATCTTTGTGGTATGCAAGATGCTGTTCATAAGCAGTTGAAGCACTACCAGAAAAGGTAACAACATCGCCATCACTAGGCATGTGATCTACCGTTTGCAATGCACCTGACGTATAGATAGCAGGTGAAATTGTAATATCACCTTCATTACCTGCAATCGTTGGCGTACCAACAACAACGAATTGTTGCTCATGTGCATAAGCCACTTTCGTTTCAGGATGAACCGCTTTGACTCCTGCAATGGTAAAGACTGAACCTGCAGTTACCGTAGTACCTAAAGCATCCATGTGAAGGGTGGTTGTACCTTCGACTAGATTAGTACCTGCACCTTCATCAATTGCACCTGCAACATCATCGCCGTTTGTATGGGTATAAATTCTTTCGTTTTCATACCACATCATGCCGGAGTTTGCAGAAATCAAACCTTCGACATATTGATCACCAATATTTGAACCAGGATTGAATAATGCATTGTAAGCATTGACCATTGTTGCCATTGCAATTGATTCAAGTTGGATACAGCGTTCTTTGCGGCTTTTAGGCGCAAGATACTGATTCAACTTTGCACGTGCTTGACCAAATATAAGCATACTATTTGGAGTCGTGCCAGGTGTGCCTACCTGATTATAAACATCAGGAGTAACACCTTGCAGCACTGTGCTTTCAATATCAGAAGCAAGGACTGAACCTGCAGGATGAATATATCGTTCTGAAAAGTCATCTAGCTTTAAAGCAAGATCGGCTGAACTAAAACCATCCATATCAACACCTTTTTGTGTAGCAAGGGTTAATGTTACTGATTGCTCAGTTGAATTTTGCGCGTTCATTGTTTTGCCAGTTCGTACACTGTACTTGTTTGGCAATCGGACACGTAAATCAGAACCAATCTTAGCACCAGTTTTGGCAAATGAACTGTCATACTGGCGGTTGATTGAACTAATGAACGTGCATTGTTCGTGAAGCACTTCAAGCGTTTCACGGGTTATATCGCTAATATTTAGATAAGTATTAGACATAAGTTTGCACCTCTAAAATTATAGTGCGCTTACTTCCTACGTGCTGCTTTTTGCTTTCGGCGTTTTTCAATCCAAGCTTTAGTATCATCTTTGGCTGAAGGTGAATCATCATCTGCATCACCACCTTTCAAAGCAGGTGTAGGTTCAGGCGCACCTGAAACAGGTTTTTTATTCGACTTTTCAACTTCGGCCTGAACCGTATCTTCTAATTTTGCAAGTGCCTTTGCTTGACCGATAGGACTTAATGCAGAAATTGATTTAGCTTGGTCAACATGACTTGCCAGGTAATAGGACATGTCTGCACCTATTTCTGATTCCATCATAAAACTAGCCATCATTGAAGTTACAGGTGACTCAGATAATTCCATCATTTCATCGAAATCATCATACTTACCACGTGCTTCTTCTTTTTGAGTTTCCCAGCCACGCAAGAGTTTTTCATGCTCTTGTTTGCCAGATTCTTCATCACGCTCTTGTGCAATTCTCGCTTCAGTTTCTTTTCTCGTTTCATCACGAACAAAGTTTTCGCGCGCATCAAAATATTCTTCTAGTGATTCAAAATCTTCCCGTTTCGGTTCTAAGGATTCAGGCTTACTTTCTTCAGTCTTTTTCCTTAACTCTTCAAGTTCTTCTTCAAGTCTTTTTCTTTCTTGCGACTCTTTATAGATACGGCGTTTCAGTGCTTTCTTTGAAATGCCCTCTTGCTCATCAGACTTTTCATCATCAGAGGCTTTACCCGATTCACCCTTATCTTCAGGTTCAGACTTATCATCTGTTTTGTCTGACTCAGTATTATCTGCTTCGCCAGGTTTAGGTGCTTCCAGATTTGCATCTTCAACATCAGTTTCATTGTGATTTACAGTTACATCATCATCTGCAACTCCACCTTTGTCTTCAATTACATCATCTGTCATTTTGGTTTTCTCTTATTGGAACACATGAAAGCCATGTGTAGCTTTTCCGCGATACTAATTTATTTTATTCATTTCCACAAGCGATCTACTACCTGTTGAACTGCACTTGTATTAGTGCCAATTCCCAAATCACGCTTCAATTTCTCAATCATTCTTGCAAAACCTGTATCACTTTGTAATGTTTCCATGAAAAGTTCTCTCGATGCTTTTATCCGTTTTGCCCTGCAAGCTGTTCTAAATTCTTGATAAATCCATTTATTAAATTCATCTTCAGTTGTGGGTACTTGTCCATGTGCTGGCATTTATTCTGAAGCCTCAATGTAATTATCAATAAAGAATTTCTCAGCAACTAACCATCTGTCACCTGCGTCATTCGGATTAAAAGCAATCATATCTCCTGCTTTTGGTGATCCGTTTTCTTTGTCTGCATCTGATACAGACACCCCATCCATGTCTATACCTTCTTCATAAGGCATCATTGGTTGAACTGCTTTCTTCATGTAATTTTTTATATGCATATTTTTATCCTGCTGGCATTGAAAGAATTTTTGTCACTGCTTCTTTTAGAAATAAAACATCTTGTTCAAATTGTTCTAAACCTTTTCCTTTGGCTTCCATGCGATCAGTTTTAGCTTTAAACCATTCAATTTCATTCTTATCTTTATCATTTTTAATTTTCTGTGCTTCTTTATCTTGCATGATTTCCTGCATCTGTCCTTTCATCTGTTCGATGACCATCAACAATTCCTGATTTGGTTCGCCATTTGGTTCACCATCACCATCTTGTTCTTGTAGTTCAGGTGGCAACATTTTCTTCAATCGTGCTGCAACTTCATCTGCACCATCCCAATCCATATTGTTAAAGAACAAATCACCTACTAATTTCATCATCTCAGGATTGCCGTTAATGGTTTGCGCTAACATATCGACTACTTGTTGACGTTTGCTTGAATAGCTTGCACCTGTTCTGACAGACACATCGTATTTACCAACATTAATATTATAAATTTCTTTTTCTTCTTCATCGTTGTTTTTGTATTTTTTGTAAGCCATTTCAATACTTGGATCAAGACTCACAATTTCTGCAATACCATCTTCACCTAAAACACGTGCAACACGTTTTGTATCGTAATAATGAGGCATCATATCTACAATGATTCGGCCTGCATGAGATATTGAAAGTGAAAGGTTGTCTTGATAATGATACGTCCCTGTTTCACCTTTAGTTTGCAACAAATATTCCTGTTTACCTGATGTTGCTGCACCTTCTTTACCTACGTTTGAGTTATATAAGCCCATTGCTGATTGAATATCATGCTCAAACTGTTGTAGACCTTGTGCCCAACCTGCAGCAATACCTGGCATGGGTTGTCTTTGTGGCGCACCTAATGGAACACCATCAATTGAAATAGGATTATATTTTAATACAGATATGTTTCTTTGATTTGCTGTTGACCATTCATCTTCATATTCTTCAACTTGACCATCTGCAGCAATATAAGGTGCTTTAGGTTGTAGTGCGACTTGTTCAACATAACTTGAGGCTGAATAATTATAGAGTCTTTGTGAATCCATAGAAGCAAACAATGCACCTGACTTATTAGATACGCCTTCAATATCTATTTCATTACCAATCACTTCAACTATCGGTATCCATTTACCTGGCAGTTCTCTTGATTCCAAAACTTCTAAAGCGGTTAATTTATACCATCTTAATTGTTTTTTAATTCGTGTACGTTTGCCACGTGTTCCTATTTTTATAGGTGCAGGTTCTACTACAGGGATTCTTTGAAATGATGAACTAATATCACTTTCAGTTGTGCTTTCACCTAATTGATAAATTTCTTGCCCTTGATTTATTTCTGCAAATTCATTTGGTGCGGCTTCTGGCTCAGTAAACAATTCAGGATGACTTTCAAACGTGGCATCCTCATATTCTTTCTTGTTCATGATTTCATCATTATTAAGAAGCACTATTTTTTCTTTTGTTTCGTGGATTTTGTAATATTCACATACCCTTATTTTATCTTTCTTAATCCATTCAGGTTGTTGTTTTATATGTTCATCATCCCATTCAATGAATTGTGCATCAGGATATTCTTCTTCAAATATATCTTTGTGCATGTCTTCATAAATGAAACCAAACTTTGAATCACTTCCATCTAGTTCTTGACGGTCACTATCAAGTAACACACAAAATCTATTTCTAATTCGCTTAATGATTATGTCCTGATAGAACGCTTCATCACTTGCATATTCTGTTGTAATTCTAAAATAACCAAAGCCGCCATCAATGGCATGTGAAAAAGCAGTATCATAAGCTGTGTTAGCGCGAGACTGATCTTCTATATTCCGGATTAAACCTTGAATAACCTTTGCTGTTTTTACATCGGCCTTATCGTCAACAGGTCGAATATGGATTGATGGTCTTGCTTGTCGTTGGTCGTTTTCGATTTGTCTTAGATATTGCCCTGTTTTATCCAATACCAAACAAGGTCTTGCACCTTCAGGATCATCTTCACGCGCTCTTTTAATTGCATCAGGCCACTGTTGTAAGTTTCTAAACTCAATCGCTTCTAATGCCCTTGCACGGTTATCATCTTCTGAATCAAGACATCGTTTATGACGATTAACCGCTTCTTCAATCAGCTTCTTATCATCTTCACTGATTTCTTTTTTCTTTTCGTCGTCTTCGTTTAGTTCCATGATTAATCTCTTTGATATTCGTTAAGTGAAAACCTTATGACTACTTCTGCATTATTAGTATCGGTGTCTGCCGTAAAATATAAAACATCAGTTGGTGATAAGTTAAAGCCGATAGGCTCATCAATTATATTTGTTACTTCAACTGAAGTGTCTAATACTGTTTTAAATATCTCATAAGTTGTATCAACTGCTCTATTGTAGATATAGCCCAGTATCGTTACTTTTGCATTACCGCCAGAAGGCTTGTTGATGTGCAAGTATAGAAATTTAGAAACAGCATCATGATTTGAGCCGACATGATAAATAGCTTGTTGAGTCACTGATTGTGATGCGGGAACAATAGCCAGTTTTGCGCCGCCAGTTGTTGCTGTAATTGTAATAGCCGCATTGTTTGTGTCTGCTGTGCCACTTGCCGATACTGCAACACGATTAATGCCTAATGTTTGTACCGTTGTAATATCTGATCCATCTGTTTCTAAAGTGTGGGTTAGTGTTTGT